CCAGTAGGTTTGTTTCCGTATCTGCAAGAGTTTGCAGGACCTAGACAGTATACAGTAGAAGTTGATCACGATGCATTCTATGGAATTCCTGGTTCAACTATTGATGTTGACATAGATGAGTTTGTAAAGTTTGTAGAAGAATTAAATCTATCGTCACGTGGTAAAAAAATTAAGCCCAGAGACTATCAGTTGGAAGCTGTACTAGAAGGTATCCATAGAAAGCGTGCTATCTTGTTGAGCCCTACTGGTTCTGGTAAATCTCTTATCATCTATTTGCTTATGAGGTATCTATTAGAAAGAACTCAGAAAAAGGTATTGATTATTGTACCAACAACAAGTCTAGTGCAACAAATGTATGCTGACTTTGAAGATTACTCTGCGTATGACGATAGTTGGAATCCTGAAACTGAATGCCATAGAATTTATTCTGGTAAACCTAAGATGAATATGAGCCAACGTGTGTTTATCTCTACATGGCAATCTGTCTATAAATTGCCTGGTGCTTGGTTTGAGCAGTTCGGTACAGTCTTTGGAGACGAGGTTCATGGATTCAAGTCTAAATCTCTGACTGGAATTATGAATAAGTCAAGGGAAGCAACATATAGATTTGGCACCACTGGTACCTTAGATGGTACTCAAACACACAAGCTCGTATTAGAAGGTCTTTTTGGTAAGATATATAATGTAACCACCACAAAAAAGTTACAAGATGATGAGACCCTTGCAGCTTTAGATATTAAGGTGATGCTTTTAAAATATCCAGATGAAGTACGAAAAGCATTTGGTAAAAAGCAATACCATGATGAAATAGATTATATTGTAACTAATGATGCAAGAAATAATTTAATTAAGAATTTAGCAATAGATCAAGAAGGTAATACATTAGTTTTATTTCAGTTAGTTGATAAGCATGGTAAAGTATTATTTGATTTAATTAGAAATGCCGCACACGAAAGAAGAAAAGTATTCTTTGTAAGTGGTGAGACAGAAACTTCAGATAGAGAGGCTATAAGAAAAATTGTTGAGAAACAGAAAAATTCTATTATTGTTGCGAGCTTGGGTACCTTTAGTACCGGTATCAATATTCGTAATCTTCATAATATTGTTTTTGCTTCTCCTAGTAAATCCCAAATTAAAGTGTTGCAATCTATCGGCAGAGGGCTTAGACAATCAGATGATGGTAGAACAACCACATTATATGATATTGCCGATGATCTACACTGGAAAGCAAGAAAGAATTACACTTTAGTACACAGCGCCGAACGCATTAAGATATATGCAAAAGAATCCTTTAACTATAAAATTTACGAAATCGAGTTAAAAACATGAGCGAACCTTATTTAAGACAGTTTAAACTAACCACTGGAGAAGAAATCATATGTGAAATCCTTGAATGGAATGATGAAGAAACTGATTTGATTGTCGTTAGACACGCTGTAGAAATACAATATATAGTTAAAGATTCCTACAGAATGTGCACTATGAGGCCTTGGATGTTGCAACAAGTACAGAATGATTTCTTTCAAACTCTTAGTGCTAATCATATTGTTGCTGATGCCAAACCAGCTATGGAGACAGAAGCTAATTGGCAAGAGACTGTAGACTTTTTTCTTAATGCAAACCAATTAGACGAGCCAACTGAAGGACCTATTGATTTAGAACCAGAGGATAGTATCGATGAAGTATTAGGAAAAGTCTTAAAATTCCCAAAGGATAAAATGCACTAGTTGTATACCATCTACCCCTAAAAGCTGTTAGCTTATTATAACACAGATCCGTCAATCTGTAAACCCCCAAAATGAATTATTTTTAATTATTTTCTTGTTTACAACCTTTTTAAAATGTAGTATAATGGAAATATTGAAAGGACTATATCATGGCAAGAACAAAAAGAAAATCCATTCACTATGTTAATAATGCAGACTTCTCTGCTGCAGTAGTTGAATATGTTACTGTTGTTCAAAAAGCAAAAGCAGACGAAATTAACCTACCTATTGTACCAGACTATATTGCTCAGTGTTTTCTAAAGATCGCTGAAGGCTTGTCTCACAAGTCAAACTTTATTCGCTATACATATCGCGAAGAAATGGTAATGGATGCGGTTGAGAATTGTCTGAAAGCTATTGAGAACTATAACCTTGAGGCAGCTACTCGTACAGGTAAGCCTAATGCATTTGCTTACTTTACACAGATTAGTTGGTATGCGTTTCTAAGACGCATTGCTAAAGAGAAAAAGCAACAAGATATTAAATTTAAGTATCTAACCAATAGTGGCGTAGAAGCCTTTATGAATGTTGGTGATGTTGGAGAGTTTCAGCATATCGTAGCTTCTAACTTTGTGGACCAGCTAAAGGATCGTATTGATAAAGTTAAAGATACTGACATAGCTGTCAAGGAGTTGGTTAAAAAAGAAAAGCGCAAGAAGCGAGAGGTCAAAGTAGACTCAGATTTGAGTGGATTTATTGAATGAAGGTAGCAATCATAAATGACACTCATTGTGGTATCCGCAATAGCTCTGACATATTTCTCGATAATGCGGAGAAATTTTACAGCGATGTATTTTTTCCTTATCTTTTGGAACATGGTATTCAGCATATCGTGCATCTTGGTGATTATTACGATAACCGGAAGTTTATCAACTTCCGTGCTCTTAACCGTAATCGTCAACACTTTCTTAAACCGTTAAGAGATTATGGCATTACTATGGATATTATCTGTGGTAACCACGACACTTTCTATAAGAATACTAATGAACTAAACAGCTTGAAAGAGTTGCTAGGACATTATATGAATGAAGTAAACATCATTAGCAAGCCTAAGGTTATGGAATATGGTTCTCTCAAGATGGGTCTTGTGCCATGGATCTGCGCAGAGAATGAGAAACAATCACTTGACTTTCTTGCCAACTGTAAAGCAGACTTTATTGGTGGACACTTTGATATCATTGGTTATGAGATGATGAAAGGTATTAAATGTGATCATGGTCTTGATCGTAATCTTTTCAGTAGATTTGAAATGGTTATGTCTGGACATTTTCATACTAAATCTAATCAAGATAATATTCACTACCTTGGTTCTCAAATAGAGATGAATTGGAGTGATGCTCACGACCCTAAGTATTTTCATATACTCGATACGGAAACAAGAATAGTAGAACCTATTCGTAATCCACATGGTTTATATCATAAGATTGTATATGATGACTCTAAACGTGACTACATGGATTATGATCTAACTCAAGTAGAAAATAAATTTGTTAAAATAGTTGTAATTAATAAGGAAGACCTATTTACTTTTGACCGGTTTGTTGATAGAATACAGAATAGGCCAATTCACGAATTAAAGATTGCAGAAAACTTTAATGAGTTTCTTGGTGATGCTGTTGATGATGAAGCAATCTCTGTGGAAGATACCACACAATTGCTTGATAGTTATGTTGATGGTGTTGATACTGAACTGGATAAAGATAGACTGAAAGGTAAGATGCGTGACTTGTTAACAGAAGCACAGGCATCAGAGATTGCATGATCATATTCCGAACATTAAAATATAAAAACTTCTTATCGACTGGTAACAAGTGGGTTGATATTGACTATACAAAGACAAAATCAACTCTGGTTATTGGTCATAACGGTGCTGGTAAATCAAGTATGCTTGATGCACTATCATTTGCTTTATTTGGCAAACCACACCGAAATATTAATAAAAGCCAATTAGTAAACTCTATCAATAAGAAAGATAGTGTTGTTGAAGTTGTATTCACTATTGGTAAAGCACACTTTAAAGTTGTACGAGGCATTAAACCTAACATCTTTGAAATTTGGAAAGATGGTGTTATGATTAATCAAGCATCTCATTCCAAAGAGTACCAGAAGATCCTCGAGCAGAATATCATTAAGTTGAATCATAAATCATTTCATCAGATTGTGGTACTAGGCTCATCATCCTTCATTCCCTTCATGCAGCTTGCATCACAACACAGGCGAGATGTGATCGAGGATCTTCTGGATATTAATATCTTTAGTAAGATGAATTCACTTGTAAAAGAAAAGTCATCATCACTTAAAGACTTGATTAAGAATGTTGTATATGATATTGAGCTTACAAAAGAAAAGATTGATATACAACGTAAGTATATACGTGATGTAGAAAATCTAAGTAATGATCAAGTTGATCTTAGAGTAATAGAAATAGAAGCAGCACTTGCAGATATAGAAAAGTATCAAGAAGAAAATACCTTATTATCAAATGAGATTGATGAAAGACAAAATGGTCTTAAAGAAAATCTTAAAGCAAGTAATGATAAGAAACAAAGTCTATTACAGTTTAAGGCAGAGTTTAATCAAAAGATTAAGGTACTTGTTAAAGAAACAAAATTCTATGAAGAGAATGCTGACTGTCCAACATGCTCACAAACTATTAGTGAAGACCTTAGATCAGAAAAGCTATCTGTAGGTAAAGAAAAAGCAACAGAACTACAGAATGCCTTAAACGATGTCTCTGATCAATCTACTAAGGTTGAGCAAGATATTACAAAGTTTAATACTATCACGGACGAGATTAGAGATCGTACTACAACTATTAGTGGTAATAATAGAGAAATTACTAGGCTGCAAGGTGTCATTACAGCCTCTAACGAAGCTATCCAAAAGATACAAGGTACTGATGGTGATCTAAGTGTAGAAAAGAAATCACTGGAGACACTTGTAGAAAGCCGTAATGATCTAACTGAGACTAAACTTGTCAAGAATGAAGAACTATCTTACAACTTGGCTATGGCAGAGATGCTAAAAGATACTGGTATTAAAACTAAGATTGTCAAAGAATACTTGCCAGTCATTAATAAACTTACTAATCAGTACCTACAAATCCTAGACTTTTTTGTCCACTTTAATCTTGATGAGAGTTTCCAAGAGACTATCCGCTCAAGACATCGTGACAACTTCTCATACGACTCGTTCTCTGAGGGTGAGAAGCAACGTATTGACTTGGCACTACTCTTTACTTGGCGACAAATTGCTAAGATGAAGAACTCGGTGGCAACCAATTTACTAATACTTGATGAGACCTTTGACAGTTCATTGGATCATGAAGGTGTTGGTAACTTAATGAAAATCATCTACTCGCTTGGTGATGATGCTAATGTCTTTGTTATATCACATAAAGGAGAAATTTTAGATGATAAGTTTGAAGGCAAGATTGAATTTACTAAAGAAAAAAACTTTAGTAAAATTAAATAAAATGGTTTACAACTTGACCAATATGGTATATAATGGTCATATTAATTCAACTGGAGTATATTATGGAATTATCTGAAAACACTCTTTCTATTCTTAAAAACTTTGCTGGTATCAATTCCAACATTGTGATAGAAAAAGGCAATACTGTTAAAACTATCTCGGAGGCAAAGAATGTTATGTCTACCGCTTCTATCGTGGAAGATTTTCCACAATCATTTGGTATCTATGATCTAAATGAATTCCTTGGGGTTCTAAGTTTGGTGGATACACCTAACCTAGTATTTCAACAAGACTATGTGACTGTCGGAGATTCCTCTGGTCGCAGTAAAGTAAAATATTTCTTCTCTGATCCTGACATGCTAACAAAGCCAGGCAAGAATGTAAATATGCCAAATGCAGACGTATCTTTTACACTAGATGCAGATACACTTGGTAGAATTAAACGTGCTTCAACAGCACTAGGTCACAATGAGGTATCAATCACCGGCAAAGATGGTGTACTAAGTATCTCTGTTGTTGATAGTAAGAATAAAACATCTAATGCTTATTCTATTGACGTTGCTGGAGAATTTGATGATGGAGTAGATTTTAACTTTATTCTAAATATCTCAAATCTAAAGGTAATTGCTGGAGATTATAATGTTGAAATCTCCTCTAAACTTATCTCTAAATGGACTAATACGGAATATGGTATTTCTTATTGGATCGCCTTTGAAAAAACATCTACATACGGAGTTTAATTGATGTCTAAAAAAGAAAATAATGAACACGATGCAAGCTATGCTTTAATGGCACAGATTAGTCGTAGCACGGTTGCTGTAATTGATGCAGTCGTACAACGTGGTGGCTTTCGTGGTGAAGAATTATCCACAATCGGCACCCTCAGAGACCAGTGTATTCAAGCTATCTCTACATCTGAAGCATATGAGGCCAATAAGTCATAATAAACTTTACAATTTGTCCAAAATATTATATAATGAAATTCTTGAATATGGAGATTGTAAATGACTGACTTCCTATGGACCGAAAAATATCGGCCACAAAAAATTAGTGACAGTGTCTTACCAAAAGACCTAAAAGAAACATTTCAGCAATTGGTGAATACTGGTGATTTACCTAACATGTTGTTATGCGGTACTGCTGGTCTAGGTAAGACAACTGTTGCTAAGGCTCTATGTAATGAACTAGAGCTTGACTATATTATGATCAATGGATCCGAAGAAGGTAACATTGACACACTACGTGGTAAGATTAAACAGTTTGCTTCTACAGTATCTCTGCAAGGTGGCTATAAAGTAGTTATTCTTGACGAGGCTGATTATCTTAATCCACAAAGTACACAACCAGCCCTACGTGGCTTTATAGAAGAATTTGCAAACAATTGTAGGTTCATCTTAACTTGTAACTTTAAAAATCGTATCATTGAGCCACTGCATTCTCGTTGTGGTGTATATGAATTTAATACATCTAAGAAAGATATGGCTGGTCTTGCCGCACAGTTTATGGCACGGGCTAAGTTTGTATTAGAAACAGAAGGGATTGAATATGAAGAACCTAAACTTGCTGAAATTATCTTGGCTCATGCCCCTGATTGGCGCCGTATTCTCAACGAACTACAAAGGTTTTCAATTAGCGGCATTCTTATTCCTGGCACTAGGATGGTTTCTACTGGCGATCAGTATGTTAATCTAATTAAACTCCTTAAAGATAAAGACTTCAAAAAGATGCGGTCTTGGGTAGTTAATAATATTGATGTTGATGCATCTTCAATCTTCCGTGGTGTATATGATGGTATGAATGGATTAGTTCAACCACAATCTATACCACAACTTGTTCTTATATTAGCCGACTATCAATATAAGAATGCCTTTGTTGCAGATCATGAACTAAATGTAGTTGCTTGTATGACTGAGATCATGGCTAATGTGGAGTTTGTATAATGGCTATAATCTTTGACTTTGAAACCTTATCTGTAGATAGAGTAAATGGTGTACTGCTTTCAATGGCTGTACTTGAGTTTGAAGAAAGCAGATTTAATCCTAAAGAGCAATATTCTTATACTGAATTGTTAGAAAGTTCACGATATATTAAATTTGATGTTGAAAGTCAAGTTAAAAAATATGGTAGACAAATCAATCAGGATACGTTAAAATGGTGGGGAGAACAATCTAAAGATGCTCAAAGGCAACTAAAGCCAACTGAGCTTGATGTAGATATTGACCAAGCAATACCATTTATCAACACCCATACAAAGAAAAAGTTAGATAAAGTTTATACTCGTGGTAATACATTTGATCCTATTATTATAGATTATATTGCCGAACAGTGTAAGCAAATCGTACCTTGGCCACATTGGGTTGTTCGTGATACTAGATCAATGATCGAAGGTATGTCTTGGGGTATTGATCTAAGAAATGGATTTATACCAGAAGGTTTGGAATCTGTGTTTGTTGCACATGATCCACAGCATGATATTGTTATGGATGTGATGAGACTACAGACACTAGCATTAGCGTTAGGATAGATTATGGATAGATTGACTTTATTTACTAAAGATAGATGTGTATATTGCCACATGCTACAAGAAAAACTTGATATGTGGAATATAGAATATGTAATACTAAACAACCATCCTTTACCAGATGGTCATAAAACTTACCCTCAGTTGTATTATAGAGATACTGATGTGCAAAAAGGCGCATCAACAGATGTGACTGAAGCAGTTCTTTTGGAAAGAATGGAGCGCGTAATGTGGCCAGGTATGGACGGAGGTATTGAAGATGTCCGTTAGCCCTTTTGATTATCTAAACTCTATTAACTTTACTAAGCAAGACATCATGATGGATGATCAAGCTGAGAAAGGTTATGCACCATTTATGGTCAATCGTGGCTTATCTTACTTTCCAGATACAGTTGCTTTTGCTAATGAGATGAATAGGTATCACCACCTAGACAATCGTCTACAATTTGACTTTCTTATAAATATCACTAGAAAGCGGAAACGCTTCTCTAAATGGGCTAAGGCTCAACCTGAAAGTGATATTGATGCTGTCAAAGAATACTATGAATATAGCAATGAGAAAGCTAGGCAAGCTTTGACACTATTATCACCTGAACAAATAAAAATTATAAAAACAAAGGTGAGTAAAGGTGGAAAAAGAAAATAATATAGTTGAGTGGACTCCAAGTGATATGCTTGAGATTGTCCTCAACGAGCCAGATGACTTTTTAAAGATTAGAGAAACATTAACACGTATTGGTGTTGCTAGTCGTAAAGATAACAAATTATTCCAATCGTGCCATATTCTACATAAACAAGGTAGATATTTTATAGTGCACTTTAAAGAACTATTTTTGCTTGATGGCAAAAAGAGTAATCTGGAAGAGAATGATATTGGTAGAAGAAATACAATTGCGACACTTATGTCGGATTGGGGTCTTGTAAGTATACAAGGCGAACAAAATCCAAAACCAGTTGCACCTCTCAGACAGATTAAAATTATCCCATTTAAAGATAAAGATAAATGGGAACTATGTCCGAAATATAATATCGGAAACAAATAGACTAGCTGCTATTCTGAAAATGAATAGCTGTAGTTTATAAATACTATTGTAGCGCCGTAAAGGGCTATGAACCATTCTTGCTGTTAAAAGGAGAAAAAATATGACAGGCATGAAAACACTATTCCCCTCTTCCGCCTTTGTGGGCTTTGACCATCTATTCAACGAATTAGAATGGACAACAAAGCATGCACAAGATCACTATCCCCCACATAATATCATCAAAACCAGTGAGGAAGATTACCTCATTGAGATTGCTGTTGCTGGATTTAGTAAAGAAGGTATTGAAGTCGAATATCACCAGCGAACGCTTACTGTAACAGGTGAGCATAAAAAGCAAGGTCGTGATTACATTCACCGTGGAATTTCCACTAAGAAGTTTAAGCGAACCTTTCGACTGTCTGAGAACGTAGAAGTTCACGGAGCAGATATTCAAGATGGCATTCTAGCAGTTGAACTGAAATATGTCATTCCAGAAGATCAGCGTCCTCGTAAAATCAATATTGGTCAAAACGAGGAATCACAAAATGAACCAACTAATAATACTACAAGCCAACTTCTTACAGAACGCAATTAACGCTCTGTTAGATTTATTTAAAGACATAAAATCAACACGCAAGGAAATTTCAGAAGCTAAGGCGACTATTAGAGAGTTGAATAAACTATCTGATGCAGACTTAACTGATATTGGTCTATGTCGTGGAGACATCTGGAGTGTCGCTCATCATAAGCATGACGATATAAGGAGACGTTTCTAATGACTGAATCAGTAATGAAATTTGCATTTGCACCAGTTGGTGGACTCTTTAGTGGATTTAACAATTTCTTCCTATCCGTAGGAAAAGCAAAGGCAGCAGCTGAGCTTCATAGAATGGGTTACTATGATGAAGCAAAGTATCTAATGTTGACTGACAACGAAGACTTGTGAAAACACATAAAAATTTGAAAAAGGGGGTTTACAGACCTCCTTTTTTGGTATATAATACTAACATATATTATGGAGATATTCATTGTCATTCTACACTTCTGTTAATCGCTACGGCAACTCTTTACTTTATCGTGGATATAATGACACTGGTCATGCAATAAGTAAACGTATTAAATACGAACCAACATTATATTTGCCTTCTAAAGAAGCTGGTACAAAATATACTGGTCTTGATGGATCGCCTCTTAAAGCCATGAAGTTTGGCAAGATGTCAGAGGCAAAAGAATTTATTGATATGTACAAAGAAGTGCCAGGATTTAAAATCTATGGTAATACTAACTATGTACAACAATTCATAGAAGAAAGATTTCCAGACAACATCAAGTTTAATCCTAGCCACGTTAATGTGGTTAACTTTGATATTGAGGTTGCTTCTGATGAAGGCTTCCCTCGCCCAGAGGAAGCTGCATATCCTGTAATCTCTATTGCTCTCAAGTCAAGTCTATCTGGTGTCTACCAAGTGTGGGGTCTTGATGAGTACGACTTTGAGAAAACTGAACTTGATATGGGTGATGATCTTATCCAATACCACCGCTGTTCGTCAGAGGAAGAGTTACTGGCTAAGTTTCTAGGCTATTGGCATAAGAATTGTCCAGACATTATTACTGGTTGGAATATACGTTTCTTTGACGTTCCGTATCTGGTGAATCGCATTGCGAGAGTAGGTAGTGCCGAGGCAGTAAAAAGACTAAGCCCATGGAATTTAGTGAACGAGAGAAATGTCACCGTCATGGGTAGACCTCAGCAAGGCTTTGAAATTGTTGGTATCCAGCAAGCTGATTATATTGAATTGTTTAAGAAGTTTGGTTATGCATATGGCACACAAGAAAAGTATACACTAGATCATGTTGCAAATACGGTACTCGGCGAGAAGAAATTATCATATGAAGAATTTGGTAATCTATTTACTTTGTACGAACGTGATCACCAGAAGTTTATTGACTATAATATTAAAGATGTTCAGCTAGTACAACGTATCGATGATAAGATGGGTTTGATCGAACTCTGTATGACTATGCAATATAAAGGTGGTGTTAACTTATCAGATACCTTTGGTACTACTGCGATATGGGATTCAATCATCTGTCGAGAGTTGGCTCAGAGCAACATTATCATTCCGCCATCTAACCAGAATATTAAACAACCTTATCCTGGTGGTTATGTTAAAGATCCAGATATTGGTTTCCACGAGTGGGTGGTTTCTTTTGACTTAAACTCACTATATCCAAATCTTATTGTCCAATATAATATGTCACCAGAGACACTTATGCCAGGTTTAACAACTCAGGGTGTCGAACATTATCTACATGGACCAGCTACTGATGATGAACATTGTGTAGCCGCCAACGGTGCTAGGTTCTCCAAGTCTAAACAAGGTGTATTGCCTAAGATTATTATTGACTATGGTAATGAGCGTAAGGCTGTTAAGAAAGAAATGCTCAAGACAAAGCAAGCCTATGAAAAGGCACCTACTTATGAGCTTGAGAAAAAGATTAACCAACTTGAGAATAGACAGATGTCTGTCAAGATCCTACTCAATTCTCTTTATGGTGCATTAGGCAATAAACACTTTAGATACTTTGATATGAGAATGGCTGAGGGTATCACACTATCTGGCCAGTTGTCTATCTTGTGGGCTGAGAAAGCAATCAACCAAGAGATGAACAAGATACTTAAATCTGATGATAAAGATTATGTGATTGCAATCGATACAGATTCACTTTATATTAATATGGCACCAATTGTAGACCAACTTAAACCAACAGATCCCGTTAAGGCTCTGGATAAGATATGTTCACAACACTTCGAGTCTGTCCTAGAGAAATCGTATGCTGATTTGTTCACTAAGATGAATTGCTTTACTAATCGTATGGTAATGGAGCGAGAAGTAATTGCTGATCGTGGTATATGGACTGCTAAGAAAAGATACATCTTAAACGTACATAACTCAGAGGGTGTGCAGTATGACGAGCCTAAACTCAAGATCATGGGTATTGAGGCTATTAAGTCATCCACTCCTATGGTTGTAAGAGATAAGTTTAAAGAAATATTCTATATTATTATTGATGGTGACGAACGTAAGGTGCAGAAGTATATCGAAGACTTCCGCAATCACTTTAAAACTTTACCAGTTGAGCAAGTATCCTTTCCACGTGGTGTGTCTAATATTACTAACTGGCATGACAATCAGAAGATATACAAAAAAGGTACACCAATTCATGTTCGTGGTTGCTTGCTATATAATCATACGATTAAAGGATTATCTCTTGATAAAAGATATGGCTTAGTTCAGAATGGAGAAAAGATTAAATTCTGTTATCTAAAATTGCCTAACCCTATTAAAGAGAATGTAATTGCATTCCCTGATTATCTACCTGAAGAGACAACCCTGCATAAATATGTTGACTATGATAAACAATTTCAGAAAACATTTATCGACCCAATTACACCAATTCTGGAAGCTATTGGTTGGTCAGCAGAGGATCAAATGACTTTGGAGGACTTTTTTGTATGAACTATGTATTTGATGTTGACGGAACTCTAACGCCTAGCCGTGGAGAAATGGATAAGGAGTTTGCAAATTGGATGGAACACTTTACAACTCACAATGCTTGCTATCTGGTGACTGGTAGTGATCGTGTAAAAACTAAGGAACAAGTACCTGCAAGTGTTTATGACTCTTGTATGAAAGTATTCCAATGTTCGGGTAATCATATCTTTGAACAGAATAGAGAAATTCATAAAGACGAATGGATGTTATCTCATGAACAAAATATCTTTCTATTAGATAAGTTGCATTCATCTCAATACGGAATAAGAACAGGGCAGCACTTTGATCATAGACCTGGATTATGCAACTTCAGTGTTGTAGGTAGAAATGCTGGTCCATATCAAAGACAAGATTATATTTGGTTTGATGAAATGTTTGAAGAGCGCTCTAATATTGCAACGGAGTTTAATAAGAAGTTTGGTAAGGAAGTGCGAGCTACTGTAGCTGGAGAAACTGGTCTTGACATCACTCCAGTGGGTAAAGGTAAAGCACAGATCCTTAAATGGTTAAAAGGTCCTATCACATTCTTTGGTGATAAGACTATGGAAGGTGGCAATGATTATGATCTTGCTGCAGCACTAGAATTTAAAAATGTAAATCAAGTAGATGATTGGAGACACACTTGGAAAATCTTGTCGAATTAATTGAGCAATGGCATCACGACCGCAACCTAATTGAGGGTTCTACTGATAAAGATCAGTACCTTAAACTTATACAAGAGGCTGGTGAACTATCAGATAGCATCTGTAAGGGTAAGGATATTCGTGATGATATTGGTGATATGATGGTGGTTCTAATTAATATTATGGCTCGTAATGACTTGTCTATGCAGGAATGCCTACAAGTAGCATATGATGATATCAAAGATCGTAAAGGAAAGATGATTGATGGCGTTTTTGTGAAAGAAAGTGATTTACAATAGGCGCTAAATATGTTATAATGGTTTTATATATTATGGAGTACACATGACTAACTACAATCAACCAAAATATCCAATCTATATTATCTCTAAAGGTAGGGCAGACTCTCGCCTTACCTCTAAGACATTGGACGAATTAAATGTGCCGTATCATATTGTTATCGAAAAAGATGAGTATGATGCTTATGCAGAAAACATACACCCTAGCAAAATTCTTACATTACCTGATGGATTCCGAGAGGATCCTGAACTAGCTCTTGGTGATGCTGCAGGGCGAGTTGGTGGTAGTATACCAGCAAGAAATTTTGTATGGCAGCATGCTATCTCAACTGGTGCTAAACGTCACTGGATTATGGATGATAACATTCGTCACTTCTATCGTGTACACCAGAATAAGAAAACTATTGTAACTAATGGTAATGTGATCCGTGCTTGCGAAGAGTTTACTGATCGCTTTACTAATGTTGCAATGTCTGGTATGAATTATCAATACTTTGT